ATGAAAAAGAATATTCGGTTGAAAAGCAGTGTACTAGCTCTTGTAGCTGGTTTTAGTGTCATTACAACACAGGCTGTTTTAGCAGATGAATTAGCTGTTCAAATTATGGGAGTTAATGATTTCCATGGTGCGCTTGATACAACAGGGACAGCGCGATTGGAGGGGGAAACAGTTCGGAATGCAGGAACTGCCGCCTTGCTTGATGCTTACATGGATGATTCGCAAGCAGAATTTGAAGAAACAGCAGCAGAAACAGAAACACCTGCAGAGTCTATCCGTGTTCAAGCCGGAGATATGGTTGGTGCAAGTCCATCGAATTCTGGACTTTTACAAGATGAACCAACTGTAAAAGTCTTTAACAAAATGGATGTTGAATACGGTACTTTGGGGAACCATGAATTTGATGAGGGACTTGATGAGTATAACCGTATCATGACTGGTGAAGCTCCAAAAGAAGGTCAGTTTAATGAGATTGTAGATAATTATACTCATGAAGCAGCCAAACAGGAGATGGTTATCGCTAACGTTATTGACAAAGAGACGGGTGAAATTCCGTATGGCTGGAAACCGTATGCTATTAAGACTATTCCTGTAAATGATAAAGAAGCAAATATTGGCTTTATTGGTGTAGTTACGACAGAAATTCCTAATCTTGTTTTGAAGAAAAACTATGAGCAGTACACTTTTTTGAATGAGGCAGAGACGATTGCAAAATATGCGCGTGAGTTAGCTGAAAAGGGTGTAAATGCGATAGTTGTACTGGCTCACGTCCCAGCTACAAGCAAGGATGGTGTGGCTGCTGGTGAAGCTGCAGATATGATTGCTAAGCTAAATGAAATCTATCCTGAACACTCAGTTGACCTTGTGTTTGCCGGTCACAACCATGTCTATACAAACGGTACAACAGGCAAAACCTTGATTGTACAAGCTACCTCACAAGGTAAGGCTTATGCAGATGTTAGAGCTGTTTATGATACAGATATTGCCGACTTTAAAGATGTTCCGACTGCGAAAATTATTGCAGTGGCACCAGGGCAGAAAACACCAAGTCCAGAAATTCAGGCGATTGTAGACGAAGCAAATACCATTGTTAAAAAAGTAACAGAGCAAAAAATTGGTACGGCTAGTCAAGCGACAGATATTTCTCGCGAGGTAAATGAATTTAAAGAAAGTGCTGTGGGCAATTTAGTAACATCGGCTCAATTAGCTATTGCTAAGAAATCAGGCTATAATGTTGACTTTGCAATGACCAACAATGGCGGGATTCGGGCAGATTTGAAGGTCCAAGAGGATGGAACAGTTACTTGGGGAGCAGCACAAGCTGTTCAACCATTTGGGAATATCCTACAAGTCGTTCAAATGACAGGTGAGCAGATTTATACAGCCTTAAATCAACAATACGATGAGGGCGAAAAATATTTCCTTCAAATGTCTGGAATTAAATATATCTACACGAAAGCTGACAATCCAACGGAAGAAAATCCTTACAAGGTTGTTAAAGCCTTCAAAGAAGATGGAACAGAGATTGTTCCGACAGAAACCTATACACTTGTCATCAATGACTTCCTATTTGGTGGTGGGGATGGTTTCTCGATTTTCAAAGAAGCTAAACTGATTGGCGCTATCAATCCAGATACAGAAGTATTTGTTGAGTATTTGACTGATTTAGAAAAAGCAGGTCAAACCATTAGTGCAACTATTACAGGTAGAAAAGCATTTGTCGAGGAGTATGTAGAAGAACCAAAAGCAGAAGAAAAAGGAGATACTGCTGGGACAACTACTGATGCGAAAACACCTGAGAAAGCAAGCGACGGTGGCGATAGTGTAGCAAATCAGAAAGCAAACGAGCAACCGGCACCATCTGGAAGTGTGGCTCCTATTTCAAATAAGAAAGCTGAAAAAGCATCAGGAAATCAAACGCTTCCAAATACCGGTCAAGAAGCCCTAGGCTCCCTTCTTATTAGCTTGGGTGGCTTAGTTTCACTCGGAATGGCTGTCTCAATGAGACGTAAGGAAGGGGAATAGGAATCAAGAATAAAAAACGACAAACTTTTGAAGTACATTCTAGAATTACTTCTTTTAGAGACTATTATGAGAAAAATACATAAAAACAATTGTGTTTCATCTTAGAGTAGGTTCTGCTTTTTGTAAAGATTTGAAAAAACTTATATAACCTTGCTCTTGCAATCTGCTCTCTTCTGGGGTACAATAGAGAAGCAGACTTCCCTTAGTTAAATGGATATAACAAATTCCTCCTAAGAATTAGTTGCAGGTTCGATTCCTGCAGGGGAGATGAAAATACAACAAAAACCCTTGATACACAAGGGTTTTTAACTTTCTCGCCCCAAATCCGCCCCAAATTTTTCCATTAAATTTCTGACTTTGTCGAATGATTCTTCTTGTTTTGCCTTGAATAAGTGCGAATATGTTTTCAATGTTTCGGTCGCATCCTTGTGGCCTACTAACTTAGCAATGGTCACAACGTCCACGTCATGATAGATCAGCCAGCTAACATAGGTATGACGTAAGCCGTGTACATTAAATGTTTGACGTGTCTTTTTCTTTAAAATTTTATTTTCGCCAGTCCCTGTCAATTTGGTAAACAATCTTTTATCTGGATTGTCTATATATCCAACTTTCATGTACTCGTCGTATGCTTTCAGCCACTCACTATCAAATGGCACATCTCGTTCTGATTGCGGATTCTTAGTAGGTCCCCAACCTTTCTTCTTTCCGTAAACCTTGTAAGTCCTGCGGATTCGTAAACACATATTTTCGCGGTCAACGATAGGCTCTGTAATGCCTGCTGCTTCCGAGAAACGAAGTCCGGTTTTTCCGATAGTGTACAGGAAGAAGTGGGACTGGTACTTAATTGTCTTTCGATAATCTGTGATTACTTGTTCGTATTCATCAAGTTCCAAGTACTTATCCTCCTCTTTCTTGGATTCGACATCGGAGAAAATCTTGACAATTTCGGTAAAATCTTTTTTTAAAATCCCTTGATGGATAGCAACTTTAATCGCTGCCCTTATATGCGAATTGAACCTTTTGACGCTATCTTTCACATAACATTTTGCCAATTCGTTTATAATGTTTTGATAGGTAGTGGCGTTTATTTTTGAAAGCTTCGTTTCATGGAAATATCTAGTAATTAGCTTAAGGGTGTATTCATACTTGCCAAACGTTTCTGGTCCGACGTGTGGTTTCTTATGGACCTCCATCCATTTTTCAAAGTACTCAGCAAGGGTAATGTTCTTATCTTCCACAATGCCACTAGACAGCTCAATTTCAGCCTGTGACGCTGCCTGGACTGCTTCAGACTTAGTCCTAAAACCTGACTTTGATTTCTGCTTGTATGAACCGTCTGGGGCTTTATATGAGATACGATATTCCCAACCGTTATCTCTTTTTCTGAAATATGCCATTGCTTTACCCTTTCTAATTTGATAAAATGGGTATAGTAAAAAAGGTATTCGAATACCACTTACTATCCAATTATTTTTTCTCCTCACGCTCTGAGTCGCCAAACTTTGAGAGCGTGGGGAGTTTTTTTATTTGTTATTCAGAACATAATTTTATGCTTTCATAATACTGTTCCGCAACTGCTAAATCAGTAAAATGTACGGTATTGTTATATTCTTTATGAACAAGCTCTTTGATTTCTTGTAAGTCAACTTTAAAGAACTCTTTACGTGGATTGACTTTATTTACTTCTTTATCTCTGAAATAATTGTGAAGCGTATTCTCTAGAGCAGGAGCATCCTCGCTAAAGATCAGAGCATGGACATCAAACGGAAACGGAACAGAAGCGCTACTTAATTCATTAATACGGTCCATCGGTTCTAATCTTCTTGTCATACCTATTTTGTAGACATTTTGACCGAATGAACCTATATTGGAAATAATGTAAACAAAACCAGCTCGTGTATTGCTTTCACGTTTGAGAACATCATTCTTATCTTTTTCAAGCTCCTTGATTTTATCCTCAAGTTCTCTAATTTTATCAGCGTAGATATTTTGCTCAACTTCATTGTTTGCGCTATTAAGGTACTTCAATAGTTTAGACATCTCGTTTTGGAACTGTCTTTCTTCTTTTTCCAACTTAGCCTTCGCTTGTTGGATTTCTTTTTCGACTTTCTGTTGTTCACGTATTTCTTCTTTTTGAGCTTTCAGTAACTCGCGCTCAACCTCGAGTTGTTTTTGATATTTATACATGACGTCAAGTTGTTTTAGTTTTAGTGTGAGCAATTCTTGATTGATTTTAACTTTATCAATTTCAAACAGATTGTTCAATGTTTCGAAGGCTTTAGTAAGTTTATTGCGGTAGTTATCTACATTTTTTGCTGTGACATTTGAAATGTAATAATCAGCTTCAGCGTTAAATGCACGAAGAAGCTGTTTTGACTGTTTATTGGCCTCGGCTTTTGTTCTGCCTGAACCAAATTTTATTACAGAGTCATCTTTCTTAATCAATTCTTTTTCCTCTAATTGAATCAAAGATAACTCATTTTTAATTTCATTTGAGGTAATAGTATCAGTGAAGTCAACAGTTGTTTGCTTCAAAAGAACAATGTCAGATTGTTCCTTCAAGTATATCTCAACTTCTTGCTTTTCTTTTTTAAGTTTCTGTATTTCTTGTTCTAGGTTATTTTTTTTAGATTCCCATCCAGAAGTGACGGTTTTAGCCCTATCCATTGAATCTTTAGCAGATTTTTCAGCATCATTTTTTATTTTTTGAGCTTCTGTATTAGCCTTGTTTATAATGTCATCTGCAGTTTGTTTAGCTGCTTGCACAGTTAACCACTCGCTATATTCATCTCTGGTTAAACAAGGAAAATCCTTTTCTCTGCGTAACAACAGAAGAGCAGCAATAAGTGTAGGAATAAAATAAAACGCCCACCCAATGACGAAGGCGACGATTAGCACCCAGTTTTTGTAGTAAAACGGCATGTCCTTTTTCATATGAAGTCTCCTTTATATATTATCCAACTAAATTATAAAACTCTTCAATAATCATCTCTTGTCCCCATGAAGTAGAGATATTATGAAGTTGTGCAAATTGCAACCAATTAAAACTATACACATCATTATCATTTAGATAATCTTTTATTAGTTCACGAACCATAAATCTATCAGCTTCATTTTCATATTGCAATAGCAATCTATGGTAGTGTTCTGGATTGTGATTGATGTGTCCTAATTCGTGTAAAATAACCTTTTCGCGCTCCTCTGTAGATAGATTAGCGTTGACATATATTGTTCGTAAATCTGGAAAATATAAGCCATCACGTTCCCACATATCTCCATGAAAAACAAATAGGGTGACACGAAATTCATCTAGTAGTTCATTTATTTTCACCGCCAGTCACTCCTATTGACAATTTTATAATCTGTTCAATTTTATACACATCTTCATCTGATAATGGTTTTCCATCAAACAACACAACGCGATTTTGTAAATTAGATAAATCTACTTCTTTTCCATCTGGAGTTGTATAGAGTTTTGGATTGTCAGTCCTGCCTAATAAATAATCAGTGGATACGTTGAAGTAGTTAGCTATTTCAGCTAATCGTTCAGCATTAGGGGCTTTCGTTTTTAAAGTATAGAAATAATTTGTACTATATCCTAGACTTTCTTCTAACTTTGCTAAAGAAATTCCCCTCTTTTTAGCAAGTTCTTTTATCTTTTCTAGTGTTGAAAACATTGTTAAATCAACCTTTCTGAGAGATTGACAAAAAATATTCCAAAAATCTAGAAAAAAGTATTGACTTATTCTAGAAAAAAATATAGAATAGTTTTTGTAAGATGATTGAGTTGGAAAAAACGAAGTCAAAAACATTCTAAAATTAAATATAACACGGTCGCCAAACTGTATTTATTAATGATTAGAAGTGTTCTAAACGTTGTTTTTATTATGCTTTGATTATAGACTTTATTATAGAGTTTGTCAATAAATTATATAAAATTTTCTAACTCTTTCGCTTACATATTGGAAGAAAGGAGATAGTATATGCCAAATTCAAATAGTGGACGTCAAAAAATCTTGGATTATCTAGACGCAAATAATATCACTATGACGACGCTTGCTGTCCAGTATGGGATGGTGCGTCAAGATGTCACTAATATCTTGAACGGTAAACTAAAAAATCCACAAGCAAATCGTTTCATTGCTCGTGTGATTGAAGATTTTAAGATTCGGTAAGTACATAAAACTACCAAAACCAAACTAGGAAGGAGGGGACAAAATGAGACCAAGACGGTATCCGTATAAAAAGCCTGCACAAAGGCAGGCAAAGAAGGGCATTACTTATAAATTTGTAAATACCGAAAAATCAGTCATCGCTGACTACCATCTTCATATTGTGAAGGCGCATAAAAGTCTTCAAATCCATATCGGGATTTAGAGCTTCTTCTAAAGCGGCCTGCAACGGCAACGAAATTTCGCTGATAATGAATTGGGTAAGTTCTTTATTACTCTCTTCAAGGTCGTCAGAAGAACTATTGAATCCACTAGAACTTGGTGTGTATTCATTGATTACATCGAACATTGCACGTTTCAAAATGGCTAAGTCAACTTCTTGTGGCTTGTCCATGATAATCACCTCCTTTCCTTGTTGATATACCAATTATATCACGGGGAGGAGCAACCAAACTAGAAAGGAAAATGACATGAACAAGAAAGGACGACCGGCAGGGGTCAAAAACGATCGTGGGCTTTACACCATTGCGATACCAAAGGAAATCTACGACCAAATAGATGATTTGGCTATCGGTAGCGGTAGGTCGCGTACGGCTGTTGCAAGCTTTGTTTTTACGAAAGGATTGGGACATATCCAAATTGTCGAGGAAACAATCACACGCAAGTGGATTGTGGGTATTGAGTAGGGAAAGGTCAACCAAACTAGAAAGGAGAAGGGGATGAGAATTATTATTCTTTTACTTGATTTATACGTTTTATTTTGTACAATCTACGTTTCGATTTTGATTGCAAAATATAGTATTTCTGGCCTTTGCGAGCTATTGAAAAACCGTCTTCATTCGTAGGGAATATTTTAACTCTATTCTTAGCTTTTGTTTCATTTAGCAAGGCAGCAGTAGCTAGAATAGTCGCTAGGTAATTGAAGTGATTTTCCCGTAATGACAGCAAGGCCCAAGTTGTTATAAAAAAAGGGGATGGTAAAACCGTTTAACTTTTGAAATATAGTATACATCGCCTTTGTCTTTCTAGGAAAGTGTTCTTCAACGTAAATCTCAATTATAAAGGCCGACGCCCAAAGATAGAACATTAGTATCACCAACCATGTGAGACCAATAAAGATTTGTGAAAAATCTAAGGTTTTCAGTTCGGATAGTGTATTAAAATAAGAGTTTTCAAATATTCTGATGATGGTATATATCGGGCTGATGAGCGCAAGAGCTAGGAGAAATGTATACCAAACAAATGAAATGAATCTATAAATATTCTTCATGTTATTACCTCAAAGATATTATACCAAATTAGAAAGGAATTTTATGAACGAAATTATAAACGTTAATGTGAACGACAATCAAGAGCCTGTTGTGTCTGGTCGGCAGTTACATGAGGCTTTGGGGGTCAAAACACCATACTCTATGTGGTTTGACCGAATGGTTGAGTATGGCTTTACAGAAAATCAAGATTTTTTGCTTAACAATTTTGTGAAGCAAACAGGTCGCGGAGGTCACAACAAGGTTGACCACATTATCAAGCTGGACATGGCCAAGGAAATTGCCATGATCCAACGGACAGACCGTGGCAAGCAGGTTCGTCAGTACTTTATCCAGGTTGAAAAGGACTTCAACAGTCCAGAGAAGATTATGGCTCGCGCTCTGCTATTGGCTGACAAGCAGGTGCATCAGCTGGAAGCACAGATTGAGACGGATAAGCCCAAGGTGCTATTTGCAGACGCTGTGAGTGCTAGTCACTCATCTATCTTGGTTGGAGACCTAGCTAAGCTTATTAGCCAAAACGGCTTTAAAATCGGTGCTAATCGCTTGTTTGCGTGGTTGCGTGAGAATGGCTATTTGATTAAGCGCAAGGGCAGTGATTGGAATATGCCAACGCAGAAGTCTATGGAACTAGGTCTGTTTGAAATCAAAGAGACGACTATCACACATGCTGACGGTCATATCTCGATTAGCAAAACTGTAAAAGTTACAGGCAAAGGTCAGCAGTATTTTATCAATAAATTTTTGGCTGATGATGTTGCTTGAAAAACAAAAAACCACTGCGGGAACAGTGGCCTACTAATAAAATCACTCAAATTATAACACACGAAAGCGAGGTTTGACAAGATGGATGACATTGCTGAAAGCCTCATATCACGTTTTATCAGTCAGCTAAAAGTCAGACTGGTGGAAGTGTTTGAGGTGTTTAACTTAGAACTAGCAATGCCTTTGCTACTCAACAGTAAGCAATGCAAGAAGTTGCTAGGTATTGCAAATGAGACGGAATTCCAGAGGGTGTCACACTTGAAAGATTTTCCAAGAATTGAAAAGAAAGGGTCGCACCCACGATTTCCACGGGATGCCGTGGTTGAGTGGATGCGTGTAAATTGGAGGTTGATATGACTGAAGCAATTTTAACATTAGGAATCTTCGCAGTGCCGATTTTGACGGCGGCAGTTGTGGAGCAGCGGAAGATTGAGAAAAAGCAAATGCGTGAAGAATTCGAAGAAATTCGTCGCAGAGATTACCTGTACGGCTTTAAAGCTGGCATGGGGTATCAGAGTACCTGTGACATTGAAAAAGCTCGTAACGGACTAAAGAGAAATGCTCAGCAAGTGGATAAGGAGTGGAAAAGATATGCAGAAATGGTTGGATAAACTTTTTAAGCAAGAAAAGCCTGCTATTCCACGTCCACTTTACACACTAGAGCAGGAAAACCAACTATTGCACGATTTGGTTCGTGACATCGCTGAACAACGGAATGAATACCGCATCGAGAATCAACGATTGATGGATGAAATTGCGCGATTGAGACGCGGGATTGACTTGGATGAGTATTGGAAGGATGTAACTAATGGATAAACCGCAACAAGTTTATAACAAGAAAAATCCTATGGTTAGGATACCACGGGAGTCATACGACAAATTAGTTGAATTTTGTAATGAGAATGATCTTGTCATCAGTGCTACAATCGGGCGTTTCCTTGAGTATTGTCTTGAAAATGCAGAATTTAAGGAAGTGCAGACACCTGTCGAGAAACTATTTATTGGAGATTGTGAGGTATAGATGGCGCAGAGAAGGATGTTTAGTAAAGAAATCACTACTAGTGACCATTTTGTTGATATGCCACAATCGACTCAATTACTGTACTTTCATCTTGGCATGGAGGCAGATGATGAAGGTTTTATTGGAAATGCACGGATGCTAAGCAGGGCATATGGGGCAAATTCTGATGACTTGAAATTGTTGCAAGCAAAAGGATTTATTATCATCTTCGAAAGTGGAGTGACTGTTGTCAAAGATTGGAATTTGAACAATCAAATCCGAAAAGACAGACTGAAACCAACAATTTATCAAGCTGAAAAGAGCCTCTTAACCCTTGATAATACTGGGGTTTACCAACTTGACAACCAAATGACAACCAAACCGCAACCAAATGACAACCAAATGACAACCAAATGTCCGCATAGGTTAGGTAAGGATAGTATAGATAAGGATAGTATAGGTGAGCAGCAGCTAGGAGCTGGTGCAGGAAAAAATATTATCTTTGAAAAGCTAAAAGATGCATTTGGAGAAATGTCTATTAACGGGACGATAGTTAGGGAAGTAGAAGATTTGCTATCAAAACATGGTCAAGAGTTGCTGATACACGCTTTAGATGAAACTATTCTAAATGGTGGCAGGTCTATTAGATATACTCGCTCCATTTTAGATCGTTGGCATGGTCAAGGGCTTAAGACTGTTGAACAAGTAAAACAATCAAATACCAGTAAGCAAAAATCAGATGATTGGGTGCCAGACCCAAACTATCCACCACCCTACTAGAAAGAGGTGCAAATGAAAGAACAAGAAATTATTAAGACACTAAAAAAATCCGTTTCAGCTATTGAATCATTGTTTGGAAAGAATGTCGATAAAGCTTTAACGGACTATGGCTGGGGCGTTTACACCGCTTCAAAGAGATTAGTCGATAACTTAGACGTTGCTATCGATGAACAAAGTATCGACGACACCACGAGCAGATGAAATGTCATCTTGATTGATATAAACAGTTGACTCGTTTATGTATTGATTGTGGTACTCCGAAAGCTCGCTTGCAATGTAGAAATCAGGAATTTCGGTCTGACTCTTAACTAAGTATCCAGAACCAGTTTTCATTTCAACTTCGACTGTTTTGTACATTTCGAGTAATTTAGGAATCACTTTCATTCAACTCCCTTTTTCCTTTGTGGATTGACTGAATTATACCAAAAATTGAAAGGATTTTGAATGAAAATCGAAGAAGTCCATGATGTGATAGATGAGATGTGCTTGAAGCACAAAGTCTACTTGTGGCGGACAAAAAATAAAGTTATGGTCAAAGACGAAACAGTCCCTCGATACATCACTTGTTGCCCCGAATGCACTAGAGAGAAGATGAACGAACAACAGATTAGAGAAGTTGGCCAAGCCTTAGAGGTTGAGATGTGGGCTAGTTCCTATGACGTATTTGCTAAGAAGAGTATGATACCAAAAGAGCTGAAAGATGCATCTTACAAGACCTACACGATTACAAATCGATTCGAGGAAGAAGCGAAACAGTTTGCTTTAAGGTTGAATGAGTTTTACTTTAAACATCAAGGAAAAGGGAACGCAATCATCCAAGGCAAGCCTGGTATCGGCAAGAGCCATCTGTCCATCAGTATCGCTAGGAAGTTGAATATGGACTGGCGGTCAATCTCTGAACCGAAGAGTGTACTGTTCATCTCGGTGCCAAAAATGTTTCAACGTATCCAAGAAGGGTTCGGCTACAAAGACGGGACTAGCGCCCAGCAGATGATCGACATGCTCACAAAAGCCGATTATCTCTTTCTGGATGATCTAGGCAAGGAATCGACATTTGGCAGACAAGTCAAGGAGGCGAACGACTGGAAGCAGAATATCCTCTATCAGATTTTGGATGAACGAGACACAACCATCATCAACACCAATCTGACAGGGGAACAGATGCAGAAGGCGTATGACCGCTCACTTGTTAGCCGAATTATGAAAGGTGCGATGAACAATATCTTTAAGTATCCAGATAATGCGCAAAGCAGACGAGAATTACCATTTTAGGAGGGACAATGCAAGAAAAATTAAAAATGATTGCTGATCACGAAGAAAAGTATGGCCGGATAGGTGACGAGGTCAGAGGACTGTTATTGCAACAGAAACACCACATTATTCAGAAAAAACTGGATGAGTGGGCTGGTTGGTCTGAAATTGGCGGAAAGGTGGAGTTTTGATGTTTGATTATGATACATGGTTAAGCACACCGCCAGAACCACCAGTCGATGTCTGGAAAATAGACGAAGACGAAGATAGAGCCTACGACGAATGGAAAGACAATGTAGCTATGGGCTATGAGTATTAGAAACGAAAGGGAAAATTATGACAACAAATCAAGTAGTAACACACAAAAACTTTTTTAATGCCCCAAATGTGCAAAAATCATTTGATGATGTTTGGAAAGGCGCAGGGGTACAGTTTGCAACAAGTATCTTGTCTGTTATCCAAGGTAATGCATCGCTAAAATCTGCATCAAACGAATCGATCATGACATCAGCTATGAAAGCGGCGGTGTTAAACTTGCCGATTGAACCAAGCCTAGGTCGTGCCTATCTAGTTCCGTATAAAGGGCAGGTACAATTCCAGTTGGGGTATAAAGGGTTGATTGAGTTGGCACAACGCAGTGGCAAATACAAGAGTATCAATGCAGGACCGGTTTACAAGAGCCAGTTTGTATCTTATGACCCATTGTTTGAAGAACTGACCCTTGATTTTACTCAACCACAAGATGAGGTTATCGGGTATTTTGCGAGCTTCAGCTTACTAAATGGTTTTAGAAAGTTGACCTATTGGACAAAAGCAGAAGTTGAAGCGCACGGCAAGAAGTTTTCTAAAACTTTTGGGAACGGTCCTTGGAAAACAGATTTTGATGCAATGGCACGCAAGACGGTATTGAAACATATTCTAAGTATCTATGGACCGTTGTCGGTAGAGATGCAAACAGGAATGCAGAATGACGAAAGCGAGAACGACAATGCGACACAAGACATCAAGACTGCTGAACCAGTCAATGCAGACCAACAGTTGCTTGATGACTTGATGTCTGTTGATGTTGAAACAGGCGAAATTTTGGAAGAGGTAAGCGAGCTAAAAGATAATGGGGAGTTGGATTTGAAGTATGAAGACCCTAACGCAAGATAACTATTATGATGACAAAGACTACATGTCAGTATCACGATTCAAGAAGTATCTAGAGTGCGAGGCAAAAGCATTGGCTCTGGATACTGGGAAGTGGGTAGAGGACAGAGACCAGAAGCCGTTGATTTTTGGTAATTATGTCCATAGCTATTTTGAAAGTGCAGAAGCTCATAGAAAATTTTTAGAAGAGCATAAGTCGGATTTATTTTCTAGCCGCAAGCCGTATGGCCTGTTGGCTGATTACAAATTGGCAGATAAGGTGATAGCTACACTAGAAACTGATGAGCTGTTCAATAATCTTTACCACGGCCGGCGTGGTCGAAAAAAAGACCAAGTAGAAAAAGAGATGATTGTGACAGGAGTTATTGCAGGAGTGCCATTTAAAGGCAAGATTGACTCTATCAACCACACAAGAGGATACATGGTTGATTTGAAGACTATGAAAACAATTTATGATAAAGAGTGGAGTCAAGACTTGAAGCAAAAAGTTCCCGGTGCATTGGCAAATATTATTAACTACAACTACCATGCTCAATTGTCTGTTTACCGAGAATTGCTGAAGCAAATGACAGGACGTTCGTATAGGCCTCTAATCGTCGCTGTGAGCAAGGAAAACGAGCCAGACAAGGAAATATTAAGCCTTGACGAAGAAATGCTCTCAGAGGGCTTAGAATTCGTTTCTGAGCGTGCTAGCCATGTATGGGATGTGGCAACTGGGAAAGTTGGGCCGATTAAGTGCGGAAAATGTGATTATTGCCGTAGCAAAAAGAAACTGAATCGCATAGTGTCGATTAGTGAATTGTTGGAAATATGAAACTAACGTGCCGTGAACCACGAAAAAAGCGAACTAGAAAGCGTGTCAATTGGAAACAATCAGTTGACAGTTGGACGACAGCGACTGCCCGTATTTAGCCAAACTCACACAATGGCAGTCGCTGATTTTAAAAGGGTTACAAAAATGAAAAAAACAGCAATTTTAAAAACGCCTTTCACACTTGTGACAAGTGAATCAGAACAAAGTATGGAAATTATTGGTGGTGGCCTATGGAATATCAAAGCGGAGTTTGTTGTGCGAGATAACCAAATATCGCTAGATGAAAACGGAGATATGTTCGAACCGGAATATAGACTAGTTTTAGAAGCTGAATATCCAGATAAGCTCTTCCTTGATGATTCCAATATTGCCAAAGAACTAGGAAAAGACATAAAAGAAATTCAGACCTTGTTTGAGTTTATCGAGGGAAATAAAAAGAATTTGTTTGAGGAATTAGGATTTTACGGAGTTCTGGTATGAGGTTAGTTTTACCAATTGAACCCAAACCTCAAAGCAGACCGAGAGCTAGTGTACGAGGCAGACATGCGACGGTTTACGAAGACGGTAAGATGGTTGCTTGGAGGAAGAAATGTACTGAACTTGTTCGACAACTGTATGACGGTCCATATTTCGACGGGCCGATCAAGGTAGACATGACATTCTACACGCCTGCTCCGAAGTCAATGTCAGAGCCGCCTAAACCACGGTCCAGGGCAAAGAAAGTGCGACAGTATGATGACTTTATCAATGAGCGAATTTACGTAGATAAAAAACCAGACCTAGATAATCTGGAAAAAGCGGTTTATGACAGCATCAGCAAGGCAGAGGTCGTTTGGACAGATGACAACATAATTGTCGAGCATACAACTAGAAAACTGTACAGTCCTAGACCAAGGATTGAAATTGAAGTGGAGGTCATGGAATGAAAGATGAGTTAATGAGTGGATTTGATTTCGTTATGTGTGTTTTGCTCACAATTTTTGCTGGTGCAATTATTGGGGCTGCTATTCTATTGGTCGTTGTCTTTAATGAAAATACAGCCTTGAAAAAACAGTTAAATGAGTTAGATAAAAGATCACCAGTTACCCTCTACACCGTCGATAATGCAGGCGGTGTGATGGTGGGGCAAATCACAGACAAGGAAATCATAGAGGGACGATACACCGTCACGGCTGAGGCCTATGGTAAATTCTTGGTTACCAGAGAACAGTACGAGGAAGTCGAAATTGGGCAGGAGATGCCTGAGCATCTGAAAGGAAGGGGGAGTTGATGAAATTTCTTGACCTATTTGCTGGCATTGGTGGTTTCCGCCTTGGCATGGAACGTGCCGGTCACGAATGTGTCGGGTTTTGTGAAATAGACCAATTTGCCAGAAAAAGTTACAAAGCGATACATGATACGGAAGGAGAATTTGAATTTCATGACATTACAAGAGTCACAGATGAGTCTGTTCGAGGAATCGGACGTGTGGACGTTATCTGTGGAGGATTTCCGTGCCAGGCTTTCAGCATTGCTGGGAAGCGAGCAGGATTTGAAGATACTAGAGGAACTTTATTCTTTGAGATTGCTAGGTTCGCATCTATTCTCAGACCTAAATATCTATTCCTTGAGAACGTCACAGGACTCCTCAATCACGACAATGGAAATACATTCGAGACCATCCTCAGAGCGTTGGATGAATTGGGGTATGATGCGGAATGGCAAGTGTTCAACAGCAAGAATTTTGGAGTCCCCCAAAACAGAGAGCGGGTGTTTATTATCGGACATCTTAGAGGAGCAGGTGGACGAGCGGTATTTTCTTTCGGAGGAGTTGACGCAGCGGCTGATACTAAACAATCAAAAATAAACAAGGTTGGTAATATCCGAAAAATGGGTAGGTCGCAAAGTGGCGATGTGGTCTCTGTTGATAGTCTTGCTCCGACATTATGCAGTACAACAACACAAAAAGACCCATTAAAAGTCGCCATCCCAGTCATAACACCGGACCGTGAGGAGAAACGGCAGAATGGTCGAAGATTTAAAACGGACGGAGAACCGATGTTTACGCTGACTGCACAGGATAAGCATGGAGTTTTGGTTAATGACATAAAAGTGGTTGGAGTCATCGAACCAAATTTCAACCAAAGCGGTTGCATATACGACCCAGAAGGAATTGCTCCAACCATCCGAACTATGCAAGGCGGAGGGTTAGAGCCCAAAATAGCTGTCAGAGAGGCAACTTCTAAGGGCTACTCTGAGGCGACCGTTGGTGATTCCGTCAATTTGTCACATCCCAATTCTGCCACACGACGGGGACGTGTTGGCAAGCAGATGGCGAATACTCTCTTGACAGGCGAGGAGCAGGGTGTTGTTGTGTATGATTTTTACAACCGAAAAACCAAAGACGAGGTTGGCACACTCACTGCCAGTGGCCATCAGGGGAATACCAAAGCAGGGGCATTCGGCATATTAGATGGCATCCGCATCCGCAAGCTGACACCTCGTGAGTGTTGGAGGTTGCAAGGTTTCCCAGATTGGGCGTTTGATAAAGCTCAGGCGGTAAATAGTAACAGCCAGCTATACAAGCAAGCTGGCAACTCAGTCACGGTTAATGCGATTGAGGCGATAGCAAGAAAATTGGAGTAGTGACATGAGTAAATTTATCAACGCAGACTGCATAGACGTGATGCGTGAGTATCCGGATAACTATTTTGATATTGCTATAGTGGACCCGCCCTACTTCAGCGGACCCGAAAAGCGGAAATTCTACGGGCGTAAAATAAGCCCGATAGGCGTCCAGAGGCTGTATGGACAGACGAGTGAATGGGAAGTTCCAGGGAAGGATTATTTTGACGAGCTGTTCAGAGTGTCTAAAAATCAAATTATTTGGGGTGTAAATTATTTCCAGTATGATTTTGGTCCAGGTCGTATCGTCTGGGATAAAGTCAATGGACAATCGAGCTTTTCGGATTGTGAGATTGCTTACTGCAGTATGCATGACAGCGTACGACTATTTCGCTACATGTGGAACGGTATGATGCAGGGTAAATCCATTGCAGAGGGGCATGTCCAGCAAGGAAATAAACGATTGAACGAAAAACGGATACACCCTACACAGAAACCCGTGAATTTGTATCGTTGGCTAGTCCAAAAATATGCTAAAGAATGCGATAGAATCTTAGATACACATGTTGGCTCAGCTAGTAGCTTAATCGCTTTTGAGGAAGTAGGTCTGGAATATGTCGCTTGTGAAAAAGATGGGCAAATTTACCAATCAGCTCTGGCCAGACTGGAAGAATACAAGTCACAGATTAAATTATTTTAGGAGTAAACAGATGAATAAGCAGGAAGCGAAACAAAAATTACATAATATAGCGTTCGCTAAAATGAACGCTAGACCTGGTGATTTAAAACTTGCCGATGTTATGCAAGTTATAGACCAAATCGACGAACCGCAGAAGGTTGTGGTGTCTCAAGTTGCAGTTGAGTATTATAACACATTCAAAGATTACGGCTATTCGTTGGTTGAATTGCTGGGTGACTTTTGTTATCGGTCGACTAGAGAAAAATTTCCACGTTTGAACGAATTGGAAACATGGCTGTATGGTAATGATGAGGCTACCAACCGACAACGCGAACTGGCACTCGCAACGCTTATCTTAAATGGTCCAGATGCTGTGGAAATCGAGCAGGAGAAGTTGTACACAGTGGAATTTCCAACAGGCCAACGGTTGTACAAAAATCATCCAAATGGCAGCAGCAAAGTAGCAATTGTAATCAAGTTTGCTCACCACGCTGAAAAAGATGGACATTTTACAAAAAAGGAGTTAGAAGAAACTGGCTTTGGTTGGGTGTTTGATTGCGACGGTGTGAAGGTCGTGGAGGTGGAGTGATGACTGGTAGAAAATCTATCTCAAAAAAAATGAGACAACAAGTCTTATCAAAATACAATAATCATTGTGCGTATTGTGGAAAGGTGCTGGATTTAAAATCGCTAAGAGTAGACCACTTACATCCACATTATCGAGGCGGAGAGAACCATATTGACAATTATATGCCAGCTTGCTACCAATGCAATTTCTACAAGTCGACCCATACACTAGACGATTTCCGCGAGAAATTATTAACTCTACATGAGAGGGTTGCTCAACCATTTATTGCTAGATTAGGAATGCAGTATGGCATTGTAGTGATTAAGCAATTTGACGGTAAATTTTATTTTGAGAAATCAGAGGTGGAGTGATGAAAAAAGATATTGAATTACTGACGGAATTAAAAGAGCACTTCGTTGGGGCGATGGCGGTAGAAAGCTAAAGGCCGCTATTGGATGTAAATGCAATAAATAAGTGCGGCGAGTATGTCAGAGCTTTGTCCAATGCTATACAGATGATGAAGGAGGCAGAAAATGATACCGAAATTTAGGGCGTGGGATAAGATATCTCATGCGTGGAGACATGATATATACATTGGGCTTGATGGTTTAGCTAAGGACCTTTCCCGGACAGGAGAAGAGCCTTTTGAATTACCTTTAGACGATGTAATCATCATGCAATCCACAGGGCTGTTTGATATCAACGGCAAAGAGATTTTCGAAGGGGATATTGTTAGAATGCACTCAGGAGAGCTTTTACCAGTAAAGCTACACCACGGCATGTTCGAGCCCGTTTGCTATTACGCCAGCCGTGCCTTTGGAAGGGTTGGGAATGTTTTTGAAAATCCTGAGTTGTTAGAACATCCAGATTTTAGGGAGGAAATCAATGACTAAAAAATTAGGCGTGCTACTGGTCGATGCGCCAGAGCCGACGTATTGGAAATATACATATATCACGAAGAGAGCTGCAGATTTTGTGTGTTGGTCTTCAGATAGTAATGTTTTTGTACAAAAAGAAGCCTACCACTGTACCCAAGAAGAAGCTAAAAAATACCCACAATTCAGATGGGTAGCGTTGGAGGATTTGGGATGACCATTAAAGAACTAATCAAAGAATTGCAGATGTATGACGAGGACAAAGAGGTTGTTTTAACGATAGCCAACGTTTATCCAGTTTTGCATGAATTCGTAGATTTGGAAACGGGGTTGGTTCGTCTTTCGTCGGATTGTCAAATCGGCTTTGAATTCAATCTTTTATCAGACAATCGTCTGGAAATTGAGGGGGTGTGGTAGACGACCACAGCAGATAAAATTTTATTCATAATGCGACATAACGGTTGGACAAAAGACGTGTGCGCAGATGAAATAGGCGTACATGTAACACAACTAAATAGATGGCTAAGAGGGGTAATACCCAGTGGAAAAAACATGAATACCATCGACAGTTTGTATATTCAGCTTGTGTTTAAACCTAAAAGACCTAAATACATACCGAGGAAGAGGGAGAAGATTGTGATTGAATATCCGTATTACAGCCATCAGCGCATGCCGTGGGAGAGGAAGTTGTAAATGAATAAAAGAATTAGAAAAAAGAAAATACTGGACGGATTGAGCAAAGAAGGAAGATACCGCAGGACACATTGTCCAGTATGCGATGATAAAATCGGAGTATTTGAATGGTATTTTAACAGATACGGTTTTTGCTCTGAGTATTGTGGTTATGAATACTACGGCATTTCACGACTATAAAAAAAGCCAGCACGTTCGTACTGACTCCTTATGATGTAATCAACTCACTAATATTATACCATAAGGAGAAGGCTAGTGCATAAGAAACCAACACAAGCAAATCAATTGTTACACGAGTTGCGAGTGATTCCAAAATTGATTACAGCTTTGAAACAAGACATTGAGAAGACTAGGAGTTCCGTACTTACCTCTCCTCAATGGTCGGATATGAAGGTTCAAGGAGGTATCAGAAGGTCGCAAGAAGACGGCAACATCGCTATTATTGATGCCACGGACTATAATGTCGCGGAAATCGAACGTCTACTAAAACGGAAAGAAGAGATTATCCAGGTTATTAGGCGTATGCCGGATATGATACTTAGCCACATTTTGATTGTGACGTATGTGACCTGTGGCTCATACGAGGAAGCAATGGAGTATCTAGGTATTCACAATCGCAACAAGTATTATATGTTAAAGCGAAAGGCTGAGGAAAGTCTAAATTTGATACTAAATGATACTGAATTGATACTAAATGATACTAAAAAATACTGCAATAAGTGATATTATGGTATTGTCGAAAGATTAGGTGAGCTACTAACGCTTGCCTATCACGGAGAGGTGGCAGAGTCAGGTCGAATGCGCTCGGTTGCTAGCCGAGTGGTCGCCTACGTGCGGTCCGTGGGTTCGAATCCCACCCTCTCCTTTAGGGCTTAGCCTAGATAATCTGTGGTGACACAGGAAAACTAAGATTATGGCATATCAATCTTAGTGCCAGCAATGGTCAATCTAAGCAATACAATTCTTGTGCCATTCGGTGGGTGGCAACGTATGAAGTCAAAGAGTTTCGCCAAGAGCCAATCGGTGATGGGCTACGTCAGTAGTGCTTGAGACGAATATGGAGAATGAAGAAGGTGTCAAAGTTCAAGAGTCGCGTCAAGAGCGGACACCATGTTACATGTTGATGGGTTGAATACCCGTGGAAATGTAACGAGTCGGAAGGTTGCTAGCCAGAAGGTAATAATAGGCGTTGCGCATTTTGTTTCTCAAAAGGAAACGAAACGCATGGCGATGCACGTCTATGATATGCTGACAATACATAGAGCTTATTATGTTTGGAATAAAAATATTGTTTTAAAGCGAAAGACATCGCCCGTCGAAAATGAAAGTGTACTTCGGTAGCTAGGCTACCCACTCAAATCTCGCAAGGATGAGAGTGAAGTCGAAGAGTAAAGCAGCTTAGACCTACAGCGGGGTTTTCGTTAATTGAAAAACGGCTTAGTAGTTTGTGACGTCAGGAGTGGTTGGTCTAACCAACCGTGCATGGCTATTACCGAAAGGGATTTCGGTGGATAAGCAACTAACCCATAAGATTGCAAAAGATAGCTGATTAAACGTGTAATCTCAGCGTTTTCTTGGGAACATAACTTAACAGGTAGAGTAGAGGGCAGGGTAATCCCTACTAATTAAGGTTCGATTCCTTTTGACGCATGGTTGCGTAATATGCAGGTTCGAATCCAGCTGTTCCCGTTAGACAAGTTAGCTTAAAGCGTGAGTAGTTGATAGACGTATCAACAAGGGGCGCATGTGCAAAGCGCTGGGCTGATAACCCAGAGATGGGGGTTCGAATCCTCTGCTTGTGGTTTAAAAACTAGCACCAAAAAAATAAATAATAAAGGACCCAGTGACCATGTTTGCTAGTATCATGCGAGGGGCTAAAATTTTTCACTCGAAAAGACTGCAGAGATGTGGTCTTTTTGTAATTTGGAGGAGGTGATGGAAAATTGCTAAGTTAACGATAAAACAACGAAAATTTATTGATGAGTACATCATCTGTGGAAATGCGACAGAGGCAGCACTCAAGGCGGGTTACAGTAAAAAAACAGCCGGACAAATCGGTGAGCAAAACTTGAAAAAACTTGAAATAAAATCGGCAATTGCTGAAAGAATGAAACAACTCGAAAGTAGCAAAGTGGCTACCGCAATCGAAGTCTTGCAAATTCTGACGTCTGTTCTTCGACAAGAGTTGACAGAGGAAGTTGTCACGCTTAACCCTGCAACCGGTGAGTATGTCACCGTGCATAAAAAACCTAGCATTGCAGAAGTTATCAAAGCTGCAGGTGAGCTATTGAAACGTTATCCTATCCAAGAACAACTCGAGAAAATCAAACAGGAGAATGAGTTGCTACGTCTTAAAATTGAAACTATCAAGGGTGTTCAATCGGATACACACTTGATGGAAAAATTACTGGAGGTAATCGATGGTCAGGATTGATAAGTTATCTCCTAAACAAATCGACATCATTAGACGTCCTTTTAATTATGAATTAGAAGTCAACGAAGGTACACCTCGTAGCGGAAAGACCACGGCCGGTCATTTTCGGTACGCAAGATACTTAATTCAAAGCGAAGACGAGAACCATCTAATTGCTGCATACAATCAAGAACAAGCCTATCGACTGTTTATTGATGGTGACGGTACAGGCCTTATGCATATCTTCAACGGGAACTGTTGGATTAAACACGATGACCGTGGCGATCATTTGCTGATCGATACTCCAAAAGGACAGAAGCGGGTTTACTATAAAGGTGGAGGCAAAGTCAACTCTGTTGGTGCTATTACGGGTATGTCTTTGGGTTCTGTAGTCTTTTGTGAGATTAACCTCCTGCACATGGACTTTATCCAAGAGTGTTTCAGGCGGACTTGGGCAGCTAAACTGCGTTATCATTTGGCAGACTTGAACCCTCCAGCCCCGCAACACCCAGTCATAAAAGATGTATTCGATGTGCAGAACACTCGCTGGACACATTGGACTATGGACGATAACCCTATCTTGTCGGAGGAGCGGAAACAATCAATCATCAACAACTTACGCAAAAATCCATATCTTTACAAACGAGATGTGCTTGGCCAGCGCGTCATGCCTCAAGGTGTTATCTACGGCCTGTTTGACATGGACAAGAATATCAAGGATGCCTTGATAGGCGAACCTGTCGAGATGTATTTCTGTGGGGACGGTGGTCAGTCGGATGCGACTTCTATGTCTTGTAATATCGTGACTAGAATCCGAGAAAATGGCAGAATTAGTTTCCGTCTTAACCGCGTTGCCCATTATTATCATAGCGGTGCTGACACAGGACAAGTAAAAGCCATGTCAACGTATGCAGTGGAATTGAAGGCGTTTATTAAATGGTGTGTTACTAAGTATCAAATGCGTTATACAGAGGTTTGGATTGACCCTGCATGTAAGTCTTTGAGGGAAGAATTGCACAAGGTTGGTATCATAACCCGAACAGCGATGAATAATTCTCACGATGTGTCTAGCAAATCAAAAGGTATTGAAGTCGGCATTGAACGTGGGCAGAATATTATATCTGACGAACGTTTTGTCCTTGTGGAACATAACGAAGAAGAGTACGACCACTATTATTTTTTGAAAGAGATAGGATTGTACAGTCGCGATGATAATGGTAAGCCAATTGATAAAGACAACCACGCAATGGATGAATTTCGCTACAGTGTAAATGTGTTTGTCACACGCTATGTCAATTTTATTTAGAGGACGATAAATGGGAATTGTACAATCTATAAAAAACATTTTTTTGAGGAGTAAATACATGGTAACAACAGATACGTTAGCCAGCATAGTGGATCATCCGAAAATTGCTGTTAGTCACGATGAGTATGCACGTATCCAAAGTAATTTGACCTACTATGAGAGTAAATGGGACGATGTTATTTATCAAAATACAGCAGGGGAGGAGAAAAAGCGCCCTGCCCAACATTTGCCGATAGCTAGGACTGTTTCTAAGAAACTGGCTAGTTTGGTTTATAACGAACAAGCTGAAATCACGGTTAACAATGCCGAAACAAATGACTTTATTCAGGAAGTTTTGTTGAATGACCGGTTTAACAAGAATTTCGAACGTTATCTTGAAAGTGGACTGGCTTTAGGGGGTCTGGCTATGAGACCTTACATAGCAGGAAATAGAATTCGTGTTGCTTTCGTTCAAGCGCCAGTCTTCTTGCCTATGCAGTCAAATACCCAAGATGTTTCGAGCGCGGCTATCGTTACCAAAACCACAAAAAATAAAGGTAAATCCAAACTCTACTACACCCTGATAGAGTTTCACGAATGGGCAGAGGAAGATTACTATATTTCAAACGAGCTTTATCGCTCCGAGAACTCTACAATTGTGGGAGAACGTGTTCCTTTATCAGAGTTGTACGAAAATTTAAAGGAAAGAGTACTTGTTGAAAACGTTAGTCGTCCATTGTTTACCTACCTAAAAACGCCCGGAATGAACAATAAAGATATTGATAGTCCGCTTGGTTTGTCTATCTTTGATAATGCTAAGACTACAATCGATTTTCTAAATACTACCTATGACGAGTTTATGTGGGAAGTTAAGATGGGTCAGCGTAGAATAGCAGTGCCAGATAGTATGATCAAGATGAATGTCCAGACCGAAGACGGGGATATTCGTTTTGTCCAACGCTTTGAAGCTGAGCAGAATGTCTATCAGATGTTAGGGACTGAAGAAAAAGGAATTGGTATTACAGACCTTACCACTCCGATTCGCGCAGATGATTACATAAAAGCAATCAATGAAGGCTTGAGTTTGTTAGAAATGCAAGTAGGTGTCTCGACTGGTATGTTTACCTTTGACGGAAAAAGTATGAAAACTGCCACCGAAATCGTCTCGGAAAACTCAGATACTTATCAATTAAGAAACAGCATAGTTGCATTGGTGGAACAATCTATCAAAGAATTAGTCGTGTCTATTTGCGAACTAGCTAAAGGTGCGGAACTTTACGACGGTGATATTCCTGAGTTGAAGGATATTGAAGTTAACCTTGATGATGGTATCTTTACAGACCGAAATGCTGAACTTGATTATTGGACGAAAGCTCTAGCAAGCGGTATCGTCAGCAAAGAATACGCAATGAAAAAAGTTCTAGGTCTAGCTGATAATGAGCTAAAGGAGATTGTCCGACAGATTAATCAAGAGAAACCTAGTTCAAGCGAAGTAGACGAGGAACTCTACGATGAGTAAGTTACCGTTTGACCAAGGAGACGAACAGTTCACCTTAGAGATGAATCAAGTTGCTGATGTCTACCATCAGCTATCAATTGATTTGTTTATCAATGTTATTCGCAGATTGAAGAAAAGAGGTACGGCAGACTTACAAAGAGAGCCATATATTTGGCAACTTGAAAAATTAAACGACCTGCACATGTTGACAGAAAACAATGTGAAACTAATAGCTAGTCGTGCAGAGGTCGCTAAGAGCGTCCTACGTAACGTTATTTCGAACGAAGGCTACAAGGTATACAAAGATACTCACGAGCAATTAAAACGCGATACAGGTCAAAATATAGAGCCTCAGCGCTATGTTGTAAAGGAAGCACTGGAATCTTATGCCAATCAGACAACACAAGAACTCGGAAATTTAATCAATACTCGTTTACCTCAAAGTGTACAGAACGTTTATAGGTCTATCATTGAACAGACAGTTGCAAGCGTGGTATCAGGTAGTAAGTCCGCAGAACAGGCATTGAATGACACTCTGACAAAATGGAGTGACAAAGGATTTTACGGCTTTACTGACAAAGCAGGTCGGCATTGGCGTGCAGATACTTATGCAAAGACTATAATAAAAACGACAGCGCTAAGAATTTATCGAGACATGAGAGAACGTCCTGCAGAGGAGTTTGGGGTTGAAACATTCTACTACTCGATGAAATCTAGTGCTAGAGCTATGTGTTCTCCGCTTCAACACCAGATTGTCACAAAAGGCCCTGCGTTTGAAGCGGATGGAACTAGGGTGCTAAGCTTACTAGATTACGGATACGGAACTGCAGGAGGTTGCCTTGGTATAAACTGTGGGCACTACTTAACACCGTTTATTGTCGGTGTCAATCAGAAACCAGATTTGCCGAATCATCTCAAAGGTATCTCCCAGCGACAAGCAGAGGACAACGCTAGAGCAGAAGCTCAGCAACGAGCCTTTGAAAGAGAAATACGTAAGAACAAGGAAAAACTGCGTATTGCTCGTGAAATCGGCGACAAGGAGCTTATTCAAAAATATAAATTAAGAGGATTGACTCTAGAGAGTCAATATAAAACATATCTTGATGACCACAGATTTTTGTATCGTAATATTAAACGGGAAGGTTATATCAGAAATGCGAAAACGTATAAAAATACCTACGAAATTCTTGACAATCGGTTGAAAAAAGAGTATTCTGATATACTACAAAATTTAGGGTGTAGAGCGCCCAAGTCTTATAGTGATTTCAAGTCGTTAAGTAGCTCTGAAAGGGAGTCTCTGAGATATGACAATAGGATTGTCAGCTACTTCAAGGGAGATATTCACGAGAAACTGTCTGAGAAACAGAAACAGCAGGCGGTGGAGGCTTACTTTAATTTCAAAAATGACGGTATAGTGTTTGGAGACCATGCAATAGCACGCTACATAGAGCGTATGAGGCGCAATGATGGTACATTTACCTATAACTATGAAACTGTCAAAACAGCCTTTTCTCTACCTCCTAACTATGTATCAGAACAGAATGGTAGGCTTGCTAGATACTACAACGGCATTCTTTACATCACTGAACCTGATACAGATATTGTAGTGACTATGATGAAACGTAAAAAACTGAAAGGATTTAAGCCATTATGAAATACAGTCAGCAAGTATTAGATATGCTCAATCAAGCAGTCAGTGGTCAGATTGATAATTTTTGGGATTTTTCCTTTAAGTTTAATGCTCTTTTTGGAGAAGATGAGGAGTTTGCTGAGGCTTGGGATAATGAAAATCCTGAAATGTTTGACGCTCTCAATGACTTTGAGCTAATGATGTTTTTAGAAGAACATGACCCAAGTGACAAGCAAGGATTTATCAACTTCCTAACGCCTTACTACGAAAATGCAAAGCAATTAGTAAAACTTAGCGCTTAGTTAAACCTAGGCGCTTTTCTTATACCAAAAACAGGAGGTAAACCATGAATAAACGTATCAAAAAGAAACGCTGGCTTGAAATCAAGCTAGCTGAGTGTTTTGCTCGTGAGTGCTTGCTAATGTCTGCTGTGGCAGAACAGAATGATAAGATTTCTGAACAAGCTAAAGAAATCGCTGAGTTACGCTCCATTGTTGAACGCAATGCACAGGCTACTAATTCAAGATTTGACAAAATCGAGAAGCAAGTAGCCAATAGTAATACTAAGAAGCCGTTCTGGAAACGGTGAGGAGGAAATTATGTTAGAAAAAGCAAAGAAATTGGCAGCTCAAGAATTTTCACGTCTGTCAGGTCGTGAAATCAAGACTGAAGACTGTTTTGTAGTTTGGTTCAGTAAAACCCTACAAAATTGGAAAGCATTAGTCAGCACTAATCAAATCAAGTCTGATGAAAAGTGTGGCGACTATGCGGAAGTAACTCATAATGGCGATAAAGCAGAAACTTATGTGGATGTCTATGCCAAGGTATCAAACCGAGCAATCGAAGATTAGGAGCGTGATTCACTCATCTTGACAGTAGGAAAGACTGCTTGAAACTACTCAAAAATACTTAAAACCGTGTCGAATTCGAGGCGGTTTTCTTTATGCCTTTATCCGCAGGCGTTAAAGAACGGAAATATAAGCGACCAATCGCTGAACATTGGAGGATAGCCGAATGGCAGAAGAACAAACAGTAGACCACGCTACTGAAAACGTGGAAGAAGTAGCTGAAAAGACTTTCAGCCAAGAAGATGTCAATCGTGTGGGTAAAAAAGAGCACAAAAGTGGATATGCTAAAGCAATTAAAGACCTAGGCTTTGCCGACGTAGAATCTGCTAAAGAAGCTATGAAAGCCTATAAAGATTGGCAGGAGTCGCAAAAAACAGAAGCAGATAAGCAGACAGAATTACTTGCTTCAAAGGATAAGGAATTGGCGTTAGCTTTAGATGCGAATAAACGACTTGAAGCCAAACTGTCAGCTTTGACTCAAGGTGTTAATGCCGACTCTGTTGACGATGTTATTGCTTTATCGGAACGTTTAGTCAATGAAGATACGACGATCGATGAAGCAATTAAGCAAGTTGTCGGTAAATATCCACAATTTGCAACTACTCCAAATACTACCGAGAAGAAACCTACGTTTACGGTGGTAGATAACCCGAGTGCAAGTACAAAGTCAGATGTGTCAAAAGACCAATTCGGAAAAATGACATATGTGGAGCGCCTTGAACTCAAACGAACAAACCCTAAATTATACGAACAACTGAAAGGAAACTAATATGGCAACAGGATTAACAAAAATGGAACAAATGCTAGACCCAGAGGTTCTAGCAGATATGATTGATGCAGAAATCGGGAAGGCTATCCGATTTGCGCCACTTGCAGAAGTAGATACAACCTTGCAAGGCCAACCAGGTACAACTTTGACCGTGCCAAAATGGGACTACATTGGCGATGCGGAAGAGGTAGCTGAAGGCGAACCAATTCCGGTTACTCAACTTGGTTTTACAAAAACCACAATGACCATCAAGAAGATTGGTAAGTCTGTAGAAATCACAGACGAAGCGATTCTCTCTGGCTATGGCGACCCAGTAGGTCAAGCAGCTAAACAAATCGTTCAAGCTATTGACCATAAAGTAGACGCGGATGTTTTAACAGCTCTTCAAGGCTCTACTCAGACAGTTACGGCAAGCATCACGGTCGATGGTCTGTCTAAAGCGCTTGATATTTTTAATGACGAAGATGATACACCAACCGTTTTAGTTTTGAATCCTGCAGATGCTTCTGCATTACGACTTGATGCAGGCAAGACATGGCTATCTGCAACGGAACTTGGTGCAAGTCGTATTGTTTCTGGGGTGTATGGCGAAATTTTAGGAGTGCAGCTTGTACGTTCTCGTAAATGTCCAAAAGGGACAGGTTTCTTAGTCCGTGAAGGTGCTCTGAAAATCATGTTGAAGCGCGAGACCATGGTGGAAACCGACCGCGATAAAAAGCGTTTGATTAATGCTATTATTGCGAATAAGCATTACGGTGTATACCTTTACAAGGCTGAAAAGGCAGTTAAAATCACATTCTCTCCTTCTGTGTAAGAAAGGAGATGACGGATGCCTAAATACACTGTAAAGAAAGCTTATATGGATAAGGATACACGTCTTCTATGCGAAATTGGAGACGTTGTAGAACTGACAAAAAAGCGCGCCGATGAAATTAACGAGGCAGGAAAGCTCTATTTCGGAAATGAGGTAGAGCTTGTCAATGCCCTCAAAGTTGGTAAAACAGAAGCGGTTTCTGAGTGATATAGCTAGAAAGGGTGAAGGACATGAATTTCTTAACCTTTGAAGAAGTTGTTGAAATCCTCGGCTCTGATAGAGTCACTCGCGAGAGTTATAGTCGCTTTATTTCTAAAGCTGAGGAAGTTGTTGATCAGTTGACAAATCGATACTATCAACAACATAAACTAGAAGACGACCCTGTAGAATTTAGAGTCAAGCAGTTTAAAAAAGCCATCTGTATGCAACTGATTTACTTTTCCGATATGGAAACAGATACCTTTGAAGGGTTAAACCGTGAACCAGAACATATCAGTATTGGCCGTACTTCTATTTCAAAATCCGGAAAGACAGGAACTGGTAATTCTAGGACAGTACCGTTAGTAGCGCAAGATGTCTACGCCTGTTTAACAGGGACAGGCTTGCTCTATAGGGGGATTTGATATGAGAATACCAAAGCCACCCATAAAAATATTGAATGAAACTGTCGGCTATTTGGAATATACCGGAGAAGGCGATTATAACAAACGAGAGTATGGTGATGAACAGACAATTCACCATGTTCGAATTGACCGATCATCAAAATATTCTTGGAACGGAAAGAGCAAGGAAATCCAGTATAAAGCAGTTGTGCTATGTTACCAAGGATTGACTACTCCGTTACCTATTTTTAAAGAACAGTCAATACTTCGTTTTGATGGGGTCGACCATGTTATCATCAATGTGATTACGAATAAGGAACCATTTAAAGACGCGCTGTATTCTGTAGAATTGGAGGTGCTATAGTGTCTATTTCGATTCAAGTTGATTTGAAAGGGGCAAAAAAGAAGCTGAGTGACCACAATATTCGTAGAGGACGCATTGCGATGTCTAGCCAAATTTTGCTAGATAGTGATCAATATGTACCTAACCGAGACGGAAAATTGAGGCCTTCTGGTCATATGTCTCGTGACGGGAAAGAGGTATCCTGGAACACGGTGTATGCTAGAGCACAGTTCTACGGTAAAAATGGGATTGTTACTTTCAGGAAGTATACAACACCAGGTACTGGAAAACGTTGGGACGAAAAAGCTAAAGCAATCCACATGACCGATTGGGTACAGCGTTTTGTGAAAGGAGCAGGTTTCTAATGGACTTTCTTAGTCAACTTAAAAATCATATTAACGAAAACCTGAATTTGCCCTTTCAAATGAAAATTGGGTATTTAGATGACCAAGAAAGTTTAGTTGTCTATACTCTGCCAGGTAGCTCGGTGAAAAGAGTATACTACGATGGTACTAAAGAGTTAACGCTTAACATCGAGATTGCAATTAAGTCTAAACAAGGTCAATTAGCTGAGGATTCTCTTTGGCAGATTGCAGGTCTTTTAGAGGTTCTAGAAGACCTGCCTAGCGCTAATGGGAGCTTTGATTTAGAAGATATAGAGGTGACGAGTCGTCCGTTTATGAATGAGGTTCATGAGCAAGGGTGGCTTGTCTTTTTGTTAAACGCAAAAGTAAATATAACACAATTAAAGGAGAATTAATCATATGGCAAAGCATAAGAACGCTCTGCGTGGGCATTTTATTGCACCGTTTACATCCATTGACGCGAAACCAAACACGGACGCATGGCTTGAATTGGCTAGATGGATTTCTGATGTAACAGATGACACAGATGAAAAAGTTGATGAACAGGCATACTACGACAGTGATGGGACAGAAGAAACGGTCGTTACAGGTGTAAAAGTCGCCTATTCATTTGAAGGGTTGTACGACCCAGAAGACAAGGCGCAGAAGCATATCGCTGATTTGAAACTCAAATTAGGTAATGACCGTCTTGTCTGGCACAAAGTCGTATCTGCTGATAAGAAGAAAGAGTGGGTTGGACTTGCGACTGTAACCGAAATTATTGCAGGTTCTGGGGCGGCTTCTGAGTATGAGAAGTTTGGATGTAAGATTTCTTACAATTCTATTCCGGAAGAGTCTGTGCCAGTAGGTGGCTAGAGAGGTCTTGTACCTCTCTTTTTGTTTATTGAAAAGGAGAAGATATGGCAAACGGTATCAGTGTTGATGTTGTTCGTAGCGGTTTTCCAGTCAGTATTGGTCCAGTAGAGCTTTGGTTTGATACTTCCGATGAGTTCTTAGTGACTTTTTTCGATTTGGAACAGGAAGCCCAAAAACGGTTGGCAGAATTTGAAAAATCAATTGTCGAAGCGAATTTGGACAAGAAGTTAGAAGAAGGTATCACTAAGGACACCTTGCTTGGAGCTATTGACCTGGAGAAAAAACTACTTGAAATTCAGTATGATCTACTCTTTGGCGATGGGACATTTGAGAAATTATATGCAGAATTTCCGGACCATCAAGCATTAGATTTAACGCTTGAAAAGGTGGCTGCATTGATTGAAGCGAAATTGTCTGAGTTAAAAATTGAGCGCGAAAACATTGTAAAAGAACGTATCAACAAATATAAGAAAAAGTCTAAAACTGCTAAGAAGTAGGTGGTCAAATGAGATTAAATGACCCTCTTTATGACAGTTTCGAATTTGATGGTGTCGTTTATCCATTAGACCTATCTTTTAATAAAGTCTTAGATACATTTGATTGTCTACGAGATGATTTGCTATCCGACTTAGATAAAGTCCAGTCTTGTGTAGGTATTATTACAGGTAATTTTGATGTTGAGCTTTCTCTTGCAATTGATTTGTGGTTACACATTCGTAAGCATTTTATTGATAGTCAAGAAGATGACGAAGTGCAGTATGACAGACAAGGGAATCCGATGCCTCAAATCAAGAATGAGGGAACAGGTCCGCGTCTAATGGATTTAGAGAAAGACGCAGAATACATCTATGCTAGTTTTTTACAAGCTTATGGAATTAATTTGTTGAAAGTTCAAAATCAACTATCATGGCAAGAATTTAAAGCTCTACTTAATTCCTTGCCAGATAATACGGTTATGCAACAAATTGTGCAAATTCGCGCATGGAAACCAAGTAGCGGTGAAAGTTCTGACTATAGACAGAAAATGAGACAACTACAAGCTAAATATCGATTAGATGACGGAGAGGAGGAAGAAGATGGCAGCTGATGGAAAGGTAACCATACTAGTTGATGTTGATGGTAAGCAAGTCAAGGTCTTGAATAATGAACTGGATAAGGTTGCGGAAAAAGGCAAAAAAGGCTCTACTTCCCTCAAAAACTTCGCTTTGGGCGTAGCGGTTTTCTCTTTAGCTAAAAAAGGTGTCGATTTACTGGTTAGCTCGCTTGATGGAGCTATTAAACGATTTGATACGTTGGAAAAATTCCCTCGAGTTATGAAAGCGATGGGCCATAGTACAGAAGATGTTGCTAGTTCAACAGACAAGCTCGCGAATGGCATTGACGGGCTACCTACTACCCTTGATGAAGTTGTGGGTACGGCTCAACGCTTGACCTCTATTACAGGTAATCTTCGAAAATCTACAGATACTACATTGGCCTTGAACAACGCATTCCTTGCCTCGGGTGCTTCAAGCGCAGATGCAAGCCGTGGTCTAGACCAGTTTAGTCAGATGTTATCTGCAGGGACAGTGGACTTGCAATCATGGAAGACGTTGCAAGAAACAATGCCGTATGCTCTACAAAAGACTGCTGAAAGTTTTGGATTTGCAGGAAAATCCGCACAACGTGACTTTTATGCGGCTTTGAAGAGCGGACAAATTACCTTTGATCAGTTTTCAAACAGATTAGTTGAATTAGACAAGGGTGTAGGAGGTTTTGCGGAGTTAGCTCGAGAAAATAGTAAAGGTATCGCTACATCGTTTAACAACTTAAAAAACGCAGTTGTCCGTGGTGTAGCTGGGACAATTAAAGCTTTAGATGATTTATCTAAAGAAGTATCAGGAAAAACTATCGCAGAACACTTCGATAGCATGAAGGTGGTGATTACTGCTGCTTTCAAAGTTGTAAACGGTGCAATCAAGTCTTCTACTCCTGTATTCATTTTTTTGTTTGGTGTTTTGGACAAAGGTATTGGTGCAGCGCAAGCCTTGACCCCTGTATTAATAACTTTAGGCTCAGCTATTTTGGCGATGAGAGCGGCTAATACAGTAGTTGATATGTGGGGGCGTTTTACGACTATGTGGACCGGTTTTACTGCTTCGGCAAAATCCGCTGTAGCAGTTATTAACTTAATGACTCAAGCACAAGCCGTATGTGGTTCTGTTACAAAAGCTCAAATGGTAATAAATATGGCTAATAACGGAGTACTATCCGTTTCTAATGTTCTGTACGGTGTTTTGACAGGAACCATTAGTCTATCAACTGCCGCAACCATCGCAAGCACCGCAGCAGTAACGGCTCTTAAAGCCGCTCTTACCGCTTTAACAGGCCCTATAGGCTGGGTAATCGCAGGTATCGGATTGTTAGTCGGAGCTGGTGTTGCGTTATGGCAATGGCTGACAAGGGAATCTGAAGAGTCTAAGCGTCTGTCCAAAGTGCAAGAGGAATTGGCAGAAAGCACAGACAATCTAAAGAAATCTGTTAAAGATAGTGCGGCAGCGCGAAAAGATAGCTTACAAGACGTGGAAGCTAACCGTGAATCGTATAAAAAACTTTCTGCGGAAATTGTCGCTCTTTCACAAAAAGAGAATAAGTCTGCCGCCGATAAGAAGAATTTGCAGAAGAAAATTCAAACACTTAATGATTCTGTAGAAGGTTTGAACTTGGCCTATGACAAGAATACCGACTCGTTGTCGCACAATGCTGAACAGATTAATGCTCGTATATCTGCAATGGAAGCTGAGAGCACATGGGAAGCCAGTCAAAAAAACTTGCTGGATATTGAGCAACAACGTGCTGATATTGGAGCACAATTAGCCGAGATTGCCAAGTTGCGCACGGAGTGGAACAACGCTTCTGATGTTTCAGATGCTAAGCGACGAGAAGAGTTGAAAAAGCTGAACGAACAGGAACTTGAACTACAAGCGACTCAGGCTGCTTTACAGACTGAGTACGAACAAACTTCTGCAGTCCAACAAGCAGCAGCCGAAGCGATGGCTGCAGCAGCCGAAAATGGTACAAATCGACAAGTCATTGCTTACGAGAATATGTCAGAAGCACAAAAAACAGCTATTGACAATATGCGTTCTAAGTATGGCGAGCTACTTGAAACGACAACAGGCATGTTTGACGCAATCGAGCAAAAATCGGCTATATCGATTGAACAAATCAATGCTAATTTGGAGACGAACCGTGCCGCTATTGAACAGTGGTCCTCTAACCTTGCTATTTTGGCAGAACGTGGTGTTGACCAGGGAGTCTTAGAGCAGTTACGTCAAATGGGTCCAGAAGGTGCTGCGCAAACTCAGGTTTTTGTTAATGCGACGGATGAAGAGTTGTCGGTCTTGCAAGAGAACTTTAGAGCTAACGCAGAAGCGGCTAAAAACGCTATGGGAAGCGTTATGGATTCTGCTGGTGTAGAGATACCAGATAAGGTAAAAGGTCTAGTAACCAATATAACAAGTGGCTTGCAAGCAGAACTAGCAAATGCCAATTTTGCTTCGTTAGGCGAAGAAGTCCCTAACGGTGCGGCAGTAGGAATAGAAAATGGCTCTGCTAAAGCTGTAGAAGCCACGAAGTCTGTAGGGACAAAAATACAACAAGGATTCAAGGAAAATCTAGGTATTCACTCGCCTTCAAGAGTGTTTACCGAATTTGGTGGACATATCACAGAAGGTCTCGCGAATGGTATCACCAACGGCACTAATTCTCCAGTTGGTAAAGTGAAGAATCTAGCAGTTAAATTGAGAGAACCTTTTTCAGGAATCAGCGGTAGATTTTCGGAAATTGGAGCAATGGCAATGCAAGGTTTGGCTGGTGGTATCCAAGCTAATGCTGGAGTTGCTATCGCTGCCGCCAATTCTGTTGCAAGTCGAGTAACTTCTACAATTAAGCGTGCTTTAGACATTCACTCTCCATCCCGTGTCATGAGAGACGAAGTCGGTCGCTTTATTCCTCAAGGTATCGCAGTTGGTATCGAAGCAGATAAAGATGTCCTTGAACGTACAATGGCTAAATTGAAACAATCGGTTACTATTACTGCACCAGAAGTATCATTAGGATTGGATAAGAGTCTAGCTAGTCAAGTGACGGTAAGAAGCAGCAGTAAGCATACTGTTACCGAAAAAATCGAACATGTGTTTGATAAATCTAAAGAACAAGTTAATCGTGCATTGGAGATTGCAGAAGAAGCTTTGCAAAGACCTGTTTACATGGTGCTCGATGATGGAACTTTAGTAGGCAGGCTAGGAGAAAAACTCTCTCACTATCAGAGTCCAGCAGATAAAATCGATATGATGTTAAGGAGGATTTAATGACAAATTTATCAGTTGTTTTTAATGGCTATGATTTATCACAAGTCATGCGCATTACTGATATTAAACGTTCTATCGGCAATAACAGGAGTGTCTCAACAAATGACGCTCCAGCTATTGGTGTTAACGTACATGAAATAAAAATAGGTCCTAAAACCATCAAAGTCGGTTTTACTCTTAAAGGGACAAATTTAGAAAGTGTTAAGCACGAATTAGCCGGTGTATTTCGAACTGACGAGGTAGCGCGCTTAACTTTTTCTGATGAGCCTGATAAATATTATCTAGCATTAGTTATTGGCGAGATTGAACCAGATAATGTTCGTAGTTGGTATCAAAAGGGGGAAATAGAATTTCTAATCCCTGACGGCGTCGCTCATTCGACTGCCTATAAACGTTTTGACAATCCAAGAGAAGAGAATGGGAAGCTGGTCTTTGATTTAGTGAATAACGGCAATGTACCCGCTCCTCCTGTCATTACGGTAAAACACAACTCCGAAAACGGCTATATCGGCATCGTAAACCTAAACACCGCTCTAGAAATCGGAGACAGAGAAGAAGCGGATACGGAGACGTACAAGCGTTCGGAAATTCTTTTCGATTATGTCTCTAACAATGGTATTGTCAAAGGCTTTGCGCAGGGTCAAAAAAATACAGCTATTCTCAATGATTTATCGCAATCGTTAGACACTCAACTGTATATAAAAAATGAGTTTGGTCGCCCGCACTTAGCTATGGGGAGTCGAGGTGCTGGTTCTGGCCCGCATCATGCAGGTTCTATTACTTGGGAAATTCCGCTGGACAGTAGTAGTGATAGAGGCGCTTTGAACGAGTATATTTGGTGGAGGCAAATCTTCTGGGCAGGGAGCACTATGCAAAAGGGCTTTATCAAACTAACGGTCTCTGATACAGAAGGCCGTTTTTTGTATGGTGTCGAAACATTCAAACGTGGAAACGGTGTAGACTCAGAATTTAATCTGCTTGTCTCAGATGGGCGTAGTGGATACAAGATTTTGAGGAGTTGGCCGTTTAAATGCACACATTTAGATAGCGACAATCCATTCAATGCAGAGAGAGGTTGGGCGGATATTCTAAGACGTGACGATATGTTACAAGTTCATTGGTGGGGTTCGTATCCTCAATTCTATGTACCGGAAATCAAAGGTCGAAAATCTGCCAAGATTCACGTCGCTTTAGGCGCTTTGGGAAGTCACCCACATATCCATCACATGTATTTAGACAGTATAGTCTATCGCAAGGACTTTGTGACGGGAACTGTAGATGTTCCTAATCGTTTTCAGATTGGTTCTACCGTAGTGTTGGATGTCGAAAAAGACTTGGTTACAATTGACGGACTACCCGCAAATCATCAGGTTGTAGATGGGTCTGGTTGGAATTTGACTATTCCTCCGGGCAAATCTCAATTAGAAATTTTGTTGTCTAGCTTTATTCAAAAGACTCCGACCGTCTCTGTAAATATAGAAGAAAGGCACTTATAGATGATTTTAACGATTCATGATAACAATTTACAAAAAGTTGCCTTTATTGATAACAATAAACAGGGGACTTTGAATTTTTACAACGATAAGTGGACACGTTATCTGAGTAAAGCAAGTAGCCTTTTTGAATTTACTGTATTTAAACAAACCATCCAGACGGATGTTGCCCCTTATCAAACCGCAAATGCACTGAATGATCGATCTTTCGTTTCGTTTGTGTACAAAGGACGGACATATCTCTTTAATGTCATGACTATTGAAGAGACTGAACATACCATTACCTGTACTTGTAAAGATTTGAACTTGGAATTGACTAACGAATACACCAATCCATTCAAATCTGACAAAGCTCGTACATTCAAAGAATATTGCGATGTTATGGGCTTGTTGGAGTTTGCGGTTTTACGAATTGGCGTCAATGAAATCTCTGATCAAAGGCGTACACTTGAATGGACAGGACAAGATACTAAACTAAACCGCATTCTATCTTTGGCTAATAAGTTTGATGCAGAAGTTGATTTTGAGGTTAGATTAAACTCTAACGGAACTATCAAGGACTTTATCTTGAATGTTTATCATGAACACGATGACAAACACCAAGGCGTCGGAAAAGTTCGGTCTGATATTATCTTGAAAAAAGGGGAAAACATTCGTTCTATTAAGCGTAAAATTGATAAAACGGATTTAATTGTCAATGCAGTCAGACCGACCGCACAAGGCGAAAATGGTCAAGAAATAACCATCGCAGGCTTAGGACCTTGGGAAGTTAAAAACGAAAATGGAGTGGTGGAGTTTTTCCAACAAGGAGAAATGCTCTACGCTCCTATTTCTATGCAGAAATATCCGTCTGTATGGACAGGTTCTACTGGTAATCGTGACAAATATACTCGCAAAGATATTACTGTGGATACCAAAAGCAAGGAAATGCTTAGGACACAGGCTTACAAAGAGTTAATGCGTTCAGCTTATCCGTCAGTTACTTATGAAATTGATGGGTACGTTGATTTGGAGATAGGAGATACCGCCAAGGTCTACAACGGAGATTTTTATCCCGCCTTGTTGCTAGAGGTGCGCGTCTCAGAACAAACTATCAGTTTCACCAAGCCAAGTACTAATAAGACTGTATTTGACAACGTCAGAGCGCTGAAGAACAAGTTGTCGAACGGTATTCAGGAGCGTTGGCAAGAACTATTTGAAGCGTCACAGCCATACCTTATCAAATTGGCTACTGATAATGGCGTTATTTTCAAGAATGGAGCTGGTCAATCCATTGTGACGCCTATTCTTTACAAGGGCGGTAGACCAATAACTGCCAATGTGACTTGGCGCTGGTCTTTGGATGGTGCTGTTAAAACGGGGATGACCTACAGTGTCCGTGGTGCAGATGTTACGGATACATCTACTTTGACGGTGGCAGCATACATAGGTAACGATGAGGTAGCTGTTGATGAGCTGACGTTTGTAAACGTATTGGATGGTCGAGATGGTGGAGTCGGGCCGAAAGGAGACCCTGGCAATGACGGTGTCGCTGGGCGTGATGGTCAAACGCCCGTAGTGCATTGGGCTTATTCTGATAATGCAGACGGTACAGGTCTGACCACGTCGGATAATGGTCAGCGGTATATTGGTCACTATTCAGATTATACGCAAGCCGATAGTACGGATAAGACTAAGTATCGCTGGGCTGATAGATGGGCGAAGATTGAGGTTGGTGGGCGAAATTTGTTTAAAGGAAGTCGAGATTTTTCGGGTGTTTGGTTTAACAATGGTAATGGTGTGTTTTTCGAAGAATATAAAGGTGTTCATATTCATAGAACAAAAACTGCTTGGTTAGGCAAGTCACAGAGAATTTCTGTGAAATCCGGGGAAATATATACATTCAGCTTTTATGCCAAGAGTGATTCTGAAAATGATGCGGTTATGTTTTATCTTTCTCATAGCGCAACAGGAACACCCGCACAGGGTCATCCTAATAATAAAAATATTGGAATTTCAACTGATTATCAGCGCTACTCCATCACCATTAAAATAGCTTCTGATGGCATAATTATTCCGAGATTAGAAAGAACTAACACAACGAGTTTTTTGTTTTTTGGAGGTTTTAAACTTGAGACTGGTACACTTGCGACAGACTGGTCGCCCGCTCCAGAAGACCTCCGAAACCAACTCAACTCAAAAGCCGACCAAGCATTGACCCAAGAGCAACTCAATTCACTAAACGAGCGGGCAGGTATCATCCAAGCGGAGCTGGAAGCCAAAGCGAGTCTGGATACTGTAAACAATATCTTGAAACAAATCAAAGATATGAAAGCAGCCGACGAAGCTACATGGGCTAAAGTTGAAAAGGACCTGATAACCCACTTACAGCGTGTCATAAAAATTGAGACAAACCTAGGAGACCAAGCACAGCGCTGGAATGCGGTAGATACCTTTATGCAGGTCTCAAACGAGGGTTTGTCACTAGGTAAGGCAGACGGTAGCTCCAGCATGTTGTTTAGCCCAGATGGATGTATCACAATGTTTTCGAGTGGTACTCCAGTCATGTATGTGGATAAAGGGGTTATCCACATTGACAACGGTATCTTTTCAAAGACGGTTCAAATTGGATGTTTTAGAGAAGAACAGCATCATAACAACCCAGACATCAATGTTAAACAATACGTAGGAGGATAGGATGGCTAGATATTCCAACACAAGCAACAGCTTACATTTGAATGTGTATATTGACCAAGCTGATCAGAACATTCCGTCTAATAGTTCGACGGTTAATTGGCGTGTGACTGTTTCCAGAACAGGCAATTACTACACATATAACCAATCAGGCGACTCAACACTTGTTGTAACAATAGACGGAGTGCAAGTACATTCATCAAATCCACGTTGGGCCACAAGCGGGGAAGAGGTGCAGTTAGCTAGTGGCAGTCGTACAATTAGTCACAATGCTGATGGCTCAAAATCAGTTTCTATTTCCGCTAATTTCGATCCGAACAATGGCATTCATGGAAGGATAATCACTAGCGGAAATTTAGGCTTGACCACTATCCCACGTTCCAGCTCTGTCGGCGTCAGCTCTGGTGTTATTGGTAGTGCACTTACTATCAACATCAACCGTCAAAGTTCCAGTTTTAAACATACAGTACGCTATGTTTGGGGAAATAAATCAGAGACAATCGCAACCAATGTAGATACGTCTACAACTTGGACTATTCCCCTTGATTTTGCTAACGACATCCCAGATTCGACAAGTGGGACTGGTACTATCTACGTTGATACCTACTCAGGTTCGACGAAAATAGGTACGCAGTCAACTGCCTTTACAGCAAGCGTTCCAGATAGTATCAAGCCCAGTTTGACTGGTTTCACGTTGGTAGACGGAAATACTGCAGCTAGGACGCTGATTCCAGGAGAACAACAGTTTGTACAAATCGTTTCGAATATCGCTGTACATTTCGGACAAGCAACAGGGGCATACGGCTCGACAATCACAAGTTATCATGCAGAGATAGTCGGCAAGAACCAGTCTACTAGTCAAAATGGTGGTAGCTTAGGAATTATGAACTATCATGGTCAGGTTACTATACGAGCAAGGGCAACAGACAGTCGTGGGCGGACAAGTAACACGATAGAGCGAACTGTGACAGTATTGGAATATTTTGCACCAGCTTTAAACTTTAGCGTGGAACGTTCAGGGGCAACCTCAAGCACATTCTCTATTCTCAGAAACGCTCGTATAGCTCCGCTGACGGTAGGTGGCAGTCAGCGAAACATAATGACTTTAACTTTTCGTGTAGCTCCAGCAGATAGCAATAATTACACGACAGACAACGGTCCGGCATCTGGTACTTTTACGACTTTGGCGAGCCTAACAAATTCACTGGCCAATCTATCAGGTACTTATTCTTCTGATAAGTCGTGGGATGTCATAGGAATACTTGAAGACAAGTTCACTCGTTCGGAGTTTAAAATCAAAGTTTCGACCGAAGCGGTAGTATTCAGCTATGAGAAGGGCAACCGCTTTGCGGTCGGTAAAATCGTAGATACTAACCTCCCCAAGGGGTCTATAGAGTCAACTGGTGGATATTACTTGAATGGTAAGCCAATCCAGCAACATCAATTGACGAGCAATGCGGGTCGCTCACCATATAATGCACCTGGCACACTTGATTTAAATACAAAAACCATCAATGAGTTTTTTGCATGTAACGAACCTGTAAATGGACCTGTTGTTGGAAGTGACCGAAGTGAGTTTTATGTTGCGGTGTACTCGGAATCAGATAATTATCTATCGCAAAATGCAATCCAAAAAGGTACGGGTCGAATGTTTACCCGGACACGACACGGCGGCACATGGACACCGTGGGTCGAATATGCCACAACCAATCATCCAATGCTACAAGAGAAACCATTAAAGACATTGACGATGAGATTTCCGTATGGGCTTAATGCAACATTGATACGCAAGGATAGCCTGGTTACCATCACGCTTAATCGTCGCATTACCAACATTGATGTCTTTGAGTATAGTCAGATGGTTGAGATTATCCCGTCAGGGTATCGTCCAACCGTTGAGACGCACATGCTTATGGCACCGAATGTAGGCAGTTTTACAAAATCACCATCAGTATTGCATTTTGCATCAGATGGAAAAATCAGATTAACAAATGGGACTGGCGGTGCTCATGTATATACTGGCACGATTACATACATCACTAATGATCCATATCCAGCATAGAAAGGAATAGTTATGAGGTTAAAATTTGGAAACAAATCGTTGGAATATACGCAAGGGGAACATCCGAAAACTAGAGTATTACTTATCAATGATGAGGGAGCTATGTATCCCATCTATTTTGATAAGGAAGCTATTGATAAGTCGGATGCAGAACTATTTGAGTTAGCACTTGAGAAAATCTATCAGGATAATTTCCCAAATAGAGCAGAGGATGAGAAATTTGAGTTCTTTAACAAAGCTATTTTAGAAGTCCGAAAGGAAACTGAAAAGAATCGTGAAATCGCTAAGACAATGTCTTTGTCATTTACTCAGTTTGTCGAGTTGTTAGAAGAGCGCGGAATCGTCTTAGACGATGAAGAAACAGAAGAGGTCGCAGACCATGAAACTATTATCGAAAATCAAGAACAAAATTAGAGGAGGAATCGCAATGATGGTTAATTTATATTTTATGCAGGTCGAAGAAGGTTGGATCACACTTGAGCAAGTGCCTAAAAAGTACCGTGAACGTGTACGTAAATTGCTTGAGCTGTCTGAATTGAAAGATGGTAAGTAGCCTATGGTCGAAGAATCAAATCTTTTTATCCAAATTTTGCATGCAGCAACACCTTTCGCTGGAACATTAGTGACGGCGATTGGCGGGGTTGCCATCGCAAAGATTGGAGCGAACAATAAGAACGAACTAACGGCTATCAATGCTCGTCTAACGACTTTGCAAAAGGTTGCAGATGACAACAAGTCGACTGGTGAAGCGATTAAGCATGATGTCAAAAATCTCAAAACGAGTAGCCGTAGTAGTCGTCGTTATGTCCTCTATCGCGATTTGGACGCTGCCATCGAGCGAGGATGGACAACTCTTGAAGAACGTCGGGAAATCGCCAAGTTGTTTGAATCGTATAAGATTTTAGGCGGCAATGGCGAAATTGAAACTATGTATGGCATATATTGTGAGTTGCCATTGAAGAAGGAGAATTGATATGAATCAACTTACAGAAATTATTATTGGGTCTGCTACTGGTATATTAGCTATCGTTGCTGGTATGATTGTCCATGAAGTCAAGAAGTATCTGATTGCCAAGGGTGGTAAACGAGCGGTCGAAATTACAGAGATTCTGGCACGGAACGCCGTTAACGCAGTTGAGCAGATTACCAAATTAGACCAAGACAAGCACGTCGATAAGTTAGACATGGCTAAGCGTCGTATAAATAGCCAGCTTGCCAAATACAACATCTATATGACTGATACACAGTTGGAGACCTTTATCGAATCAGCTGTGAAGCAAATGAATGATGCTTGGAAGGAGACTGACAAATGACAACAGTAAATGAAGTAGTTAATTTTGCCAAAGACCTTGCCAATCGTGGTCAAGGTGTAGACTATGATGGTTGGTACGGTAAGCAGTGTGTAGACCTACCTAACTGGATTTGCGGAAAATTCTTCGGCAAGCCTTTGTGGGGCAATGCCATTGATTTGATAAAGTCAGCCAAGCAACACGGCTTTGAGGTGCATTATATGCCTACTTCAGAACGTCCACGTCCAGGGGCTATCTTTGTCAAGAATTACTGGGCCAGTGACGGTATCAACTATGGGCATACAGGTTTGATTATCGGTGTTAGTGGCAATACCGTCCAAACCATTGAGCAAAATCTTGTTGGTAATTTGTCGGTCGGTGGACCTGCTCAATATGCTAGCCAGCAAATCAGCAACCTTGTCGGCTGGTTTTATCCACCTTACAGCGACTCTACTGCAGTGACAACACAGGCAAGTAGTGGCAATCTCGGTAAGGTCAAAGACGAGCAAGGGACAATGACCGTTAAAGTATCTCTGCTCAATGTCCGAGACAAGCCTGGTCTAGACGGGAAGGTTGTTGCAACATATACCTATGGCGAGCAGTTTAATTATGATTCGGTCTATATTGCCGATGGATACATTTGGGTATCGTATGTTAGCCGTAGCGGTGTACGTCGCTATGTAGCAGCAGGCGAGGAGTCAAATCGACGCAATGTCGTGCCTTACGGTACGTTTAAATAG